GCTCCGGTATCGCCTTTGTCACCTTTCGCGCCCTTGAGGTCTGCCACGGCGATGAGGTTTGTCCACGTGCTGCCGCTGTCTGTGCTGTACTGGATGTAGCCGTCCGCCACGCGCAAGTCCATGCTGCCAGCGCCGCCTCCTGCCCGCGCCGCCTCGTTTATGGCCGCGACAAGATTTTCCTTTGCCTCCGTCGTCAGGTCGCCAAGGTCGCCGATCTGGCGCTGGATCGTCTGCAGCGTCATCTGGTCTGTCGGTGTGTATACATACCCGGCGGGCTTCGCACGCTTGTGCACGATAAAGTCCCGCTGCACCATCGTGTACGCGCCGGTGTCGTCGGTGACGTAGGCGTAGGCCGTCAGCGGGTGCCAGTCCTGTAGCAGCTCGTCCGGGATGATGGCCGTGCCGTCATCCCCAACATCAACGTCCACGCTGCGGCCAAAGCACTTATTTTGATAGTGGACCTGTTTGACGCCGTCGCCGTCGGTGATCTTGACCCGCCGCCCGGTGTCCCACTGCCACAGCGCCCCGCGCCCGTCTGCGATTGTGATAGTCATATGATGGCCCTCCCCGTCATAGCGCGCGGATGCGGTCCGCAAAATCGCAGGCCATGATCTCGCCAGTCTGGCCGCTTTTTGCGCGGATTGCATCGGCAACGCCCTTAAAAAGCTCGCCGAGATTATCGACATACTGCACCGTCGGTGTGTCCGAAAACGCCGTGATATGCTTGTCCAGCCACTCCTTGCTCGGCTCCTTCCCATCGCCGAACGCCTCAGTCAGATCGATCAGCATACAGGACGTGAACCAAAACGTCTTGTTGCCGCCGTCGTTGTTGTTGTAGTCAAAGCGGCAAGGATAGCTGCCGTCCGCAAAGCTGACGCGATCAAACACCGCCGACAAGCGCGTCCACGCGCCAGCAGCAGCGTTGACGGCCATGCCCGCGGCCGCCGCAGGCTCAGCAACCGGCCAGTACCAGTCGCAGGTTCCCGTAACTGCAGCCTCAAATCGGATCTTAAATGTGACGTAGTATTTGTGCGACGCAACCAGATCATGCGCCGCAGACGTTAGTGTAACTTCGCCCGCGCCGGAAGGGATGATCTTGATACTGGACGCGGCCCCGTCGCCCGGCGTAATGCTAGATAACTGCCACGCGCAGTTGCCACGTGTGGCCGGGAACCAGCCCTTGCCGCCGTTTGCCACGATATTAGTCATAGATACAGTGGTAGCCATGGTATGCCCCCTTAGTACGCGCTGTTGATCGCCACAGCGATCGCGCTGTCAACGTACTGCTTGATTGCCTTATTCTGCACGGGATTCGTCGATGTGCTCGACATCGCCGTGTCCACTATCACGCCACCGCCGGCAGGAATCTCTTTAATTTCCCACTTGTGCTTGTTGACCACAAGCGCCTTGCCATCATCGGAATCATCCGGGTTCGGGTCGGGGAGATAATCCGCATACAGGTAAACGCTAGCAGAGCCGAGCGCGCCGATGCTTAGTACAATAGGGGCGCCAGCGATTGTCCCTGTGAACTCATACATGGCGTTACCAAGAGCAGACACATAGCCAGTTGTGAACGACAGAGAAAAACCACCGGTGTCGTCAGGGATTGTAATATTGAATTTCATCGGCTTGTTCGCCGCAAGATTCGCAAGGATGGAATCGAAACTTGCGTCAAAGGTCACTGCAAATTTATGCGCGCCTTCAGATGCGTCATAGCCCAAATCGGACACTTTGGTCGATGTTACGGTAATGACCTCATGCTCCGCGGCGAGATCATCTACATACGCCTTTGTAGTCGCATCGTCGTCCTCGGTCGGCGTGCCCACCTTCACGCGCGCCTTAGCCCGCTTATCGCCGTCCGGCGCAGTCACCTCCACGGCGCCCGCACCAGATACGTTGATGCTGGCGTTTGCTCCTGCGACCCCGTTGTCGTGCAAGACAAGAACCGGCGTGCTCACGGACTGGGCGTTAATCCCGCCGCTCGTCGTAAGCCCCTTGACAGGTTCAAAGTCCCCGTCCACTTTCAGGTTTCCGGCGATCGTTCCGCCGGACTTGTCCAGCTTCCCACTCAGCGCCGCCTTTACCAGCGCAACAAGTTTCGCGGCTGCGGTCGGTCCAACATACTTCCAATCGCTCATACAGCCACTCCTTTCATCAGTTAGCATCCCAGACGGCACGCATCTCGTCGGCCGTCATTGGCGTCAGGCCGTCTAACTTGGTCTTATCCGCAGCAGACATCAGGCCAGCCGCTGACTGTGTGGCTGCTGCTGTGCCGGCCTTACCGGCCAGTGCGGCCGTCACCACCTTGTTTTGCACAGGGTTGGTGCTGGTCGTTGATAGTGCGCTGTCCACATCGATCGTGCCGCCACCGCCGCCGGAAGGCGACGATCCGGACGGCCCACTATCTGATGTGTTGTAGCTGCTGCTGGATTCGACGCTGTTCCCAACCGACGTTTTTCCGGAAAACACGAACGTGTAGTTCGTGATGATCGACGGGTATTCCCGGCCGTTGATGTCTTTGACGATAACCTTGTCGAAAATATCAAGCCGCGGGTCGGCCGGAAGATCACCAGAAAACTTATAGATCGGCTTATTTTTCAGCTGTTCGTACACCGTCTTTGCGACTGCTTCAGCCGCGACGGTGATCGACCCGGACGGCCCTTCAATGCCCAGCCACAAATTATCGTCATTCAGTTCAATGACGTAGCCTCCGGCGCCGAAGAAATACGTGTGCTCTTGCCCGTCACTGGCGAACGTCTTTTTCACGCGCACTCCAGTGACTTCGACCGGCGTACTTGCCACTTCCAGTTGGTTAATCCACTGTGTTAACGTCACATCTGCTGTAGATGTAATCGGTCGCACATACAGTGCATCCCCAGACACCACGGCATTGCCACCGCAGGCCAGCGCGATAGCTTCAATCACCTGCCGGATGGTGTGCTGTGTGTCCACGGTCGCCAGCGCGTTATACCCCAAATCATTGTCAATCGCGCTGGGCGTCAGGCCGAGACGAGTCGCTGCCAGCCTCCATAGCTCTATGTAATTGTGCTCTCCCTGCATCTCCGTCGGGCACAGCACGTCCGCTTCCCTCATGGCATCGTAGCAAGTAAGCGTGGTAACTTCGTGCACGGTTTCCACTTCATAAACTTTAAAGCTGCCCATTGGAACCAAGTATCCATTGCCGTCGATTTTGATATCTGCCTTTAGGTGCACGGTCGCTCCTTCGTATAGATTCCGGTTATCGACGTTTTGCCACCCTCCATCGTACATTTCAATTGTTGCGCATTTGCACGCGGAAAGCCCGACCGGGTAACTGCCGGATGATATCTGCGCTGTGATTTTCGTTCCACCAGGACGAAAACACGCCCCGTCTACCTGTAGGTGCTCCCCCGCCTTGAGCGTCACAGTTGTACTGCCATAATACACCAATGTCACATCGTGATCCCACGTAAAAGTCGCTTCAACCACGAAGTTTGTCTGCGATGGGTAGACGCTTGTGATTTGACTTTCGACTGTTCGCATATCATGTCACCACCAATCACGTCAGCGGATTGACGCTGACCATGTTAAAATCCAGGGACGTGAACAGCTCTTTGCCTTCGTTCAGGCGCCCGATATTCAGCTGCCCTTTGCCGACGTAAAACCACGCCTGACACCACGCACCATAGTAAGCGGAAAAGTAGTGCAGCTGGAACTGCTGACCTTTTGCAATGATCTTCAGGATCTGCGACAGCATAGTTTTGCTGATCGACGCCCGGCTATACCCCAGAGCTTCCACCGTGAACAGCGGACTGACGACGGCCGCGCCGGTCTGGGTGCGGCCGCTGTCCTCCGTGTAAGTTGTTTCAAAGTCGTACGTCAGCGCACCGGAATCCGGCTGGGGAAGCACCAGCCAGTCATCCGATGGATTTTTTCGAATTTTAATATATTCCTGTGCCATGTGTTACACCGCTACAAGCGGGTTTTTGCCCGTTTGCCCTTTTCGCAATTTTGCTTCTGTGATGACTTCGTCAAACAGTGTGCGGCGATCCAGACGCGCAATAAATTCGTACCGGCTGCCAGCGCCGCCGGCTTCTTCGCGCACAATCTGGCGCAGCAGGGATTCCGGCGCTTCCAGGTTGTTTCCGTTGTGCTGATCGCCCAACACGGCCAAGAACTGCCGGTTCGCCGGGATGACTGCGCCGCGCGCCAGCATCGGGATCTGCGGCACCGGCAGCGGATTCACGCCCCACATAGTCTGGAACGGGGAAATGCCAAGGAAGCTGACATTCCGGATCGCATTCAGCATGGAGTTGATCTTATTGAACGGCACGGCGATGATCGTGTTCATGCCGCGAATGATGGCGTTGACGACCGTGCGGAAGGTATTTTCGATGCCTTCTTTGATGCCCGACCAGATGCGCCCGCCGGTGGAAAACACGTCTTTGACCTTCTGCCATGCGTCGCGGAATTTGCTCTGAAACCACTCCGGCACAGACTTGAAGGCACTTTTGATTCCATCCCACGCAGCCACAGCGCCAGATGCGACCTTTTCCCAAAGGCCGCTGAACCAGTCCTTTACGGCCGCCCACTTTTCGATGACCCAATCCACCACTGCCGCGACGCCAGCTTCCAAATTGGCAAGGTGCTGCTCAAAAGCTGCATCGATACTACTGATCGTTTTACTGATCCATTCCTTTA